CCACCCGGTGTTGGAGAACCTCTTAGACTAGATTCAAGACCAGCACCTTTTTGATTTACGTCAAGAGACTCTCCCGGTCCTTTGTAACCTCCATCGTCATCTTCTGTACCCGCAATAATGTTTTTAACAGATTGACGTTTTTCTTCTTTTTTAACTTTTGCTGCTTTTGCTCTTGCATTAGCAGTGGCAGCTTTTACACGACCCTTTTCCATAAGGTCTAGTATTTCAGAATAATCAGTGCCTTCAGCCCTTACCACATTACGGAATTTTGTATAGTCTTCACCAGTAAGAAGAATTTCATCGTCACCATTTTTAAGTAGGATCATAGCACCTTTAGGAAATTTACCACCACCAACGGTGCCTTTTAGAACTTGACCTACGCCCATCAGGCCCATTCCAAAACCGTCTACGTAATTTACGCCATAAATTAGGTCTTTACCCTGCCCATAAAAATCCATTAAACCAATTTTATTGTCAGCAGTACCATATCTGTCTATGTCTGCTTGTCGCCTAGCAGCATCTGCATCATCTCTATCTCTAAGGTCTTCTTGTGAAAGAACTTGTTCTGTTTGCACTGATGTAGGAGTTGTAGTCACTTCTTCTGTCTGCGTTGCAGTTGGATCAACCCAGCTATACCCGTCTGGTAATACTTCACCCGGAAGTAATTCACCCTGACTACCTTTTTTAATCTTCAACTGTATTTCTTGACCAGCTTCATTACGGAATGTAGCAAACTCATAATCTACTTCAGGAACACCCGGTCCAGTAATTTCACCAAATGTAGGCAAAGGTGTTGGTGCTTGTTGTACAGGTACGTATGCTTGGGCTGGTCGTGTTATTGGCTGCGGTATAAACTGTTGAGATGCAGCTTCAACAGGTTGTGTGGGCATAAATCCAGTAGTAGGTGCATTAGCAGGATTAAAACCAGAAATGCCGAATTGTGGCTGTGCTTGTTCCTGAACATATGTACCATTATTGGCATAAATAACACCACCTTTTGAAAACTCTTTAGTTGTATTATACTCTGGTTCATCTTCCATGTCAAGGTCATTTATATCAAAAGGCATATCATCTGGAATACTAGCTTCATCGCTATTACCCATTTGACCCATTTCATCCATAAGACGCAAACCTAATTTAGCTTCTTGACGCATACGCATCAAGTTGCCTAAACCAATGTAACGCACTACATCAGCGGGGAATACAAATTCTCCTTCACTAAGCTGTGCAGGAATATCATCACGCACTTCTTCTTGCGTAGAGCCGGGTGGCACATCGTTGCCAGACACAGGGTCTATCGTGCCACCTTCATCCATAAGACCACCGTCTTCAAACATTTCCATTTGTTTTTGCATAACTGCTCCACCCTCTGCATACCCTAAAAATTTTCCTATAGTTCCAGCTTTTACGTTAGGACCAAATGTGCGAGAACCATCTGGCGTAATTATTTTAATTTTACCATCGTCAAAAAGTTCATAATCATAGTTATGTTCTTTAGCAAGTTGCACTACTCCTCTAGTTCCAATAACTTGAGATTTAGTTAAACCTTCATAGCCCATATATTCAGCCATTGACTTCATCCCTTAGTGTTTTAAGTTTACGTAATGCTGCAATCGCACCTTGCGACCTATACATCATTATATTGTCGTCCGCTTGCTCAAGTGCCTTCTGCTGCATTTCTATTACAGCATCAATGTAACTACTGAACGCTTCCCATTGGCGGTTGTTGCCCACCCACGGCTTGAGTCGGCTGAGTAGTTGGTCCTTGTTGTTGTGCATTTCCACTAAATCCTTGTTCACCCGGCACAGGAGCCTGTCCAGTGCCTATCGTGCCGCCACCTGCACCTGTGGGGTCTAACGGGTTAGCTGCTGCCTGTGGGCCTTGTGGACCCGGTTGCGGCTGTTCCTGTTGGAACCCCTTCATAATCTCTGCCTGTAGTGCGGCTTCATCCATATTGTTGGTTACTTTGTCAGGGTCTAAGTCCATAGACTTTGCAATCTCACGAATTACGTACTGGAACTTAGCAAAAGGTGCTAGTGCTGGGCTACTTGCAATCTGCAAGAACTGCATCAACCTCTGGCTACGTACTTCATTAGCCATAAGACTTTCTGTGCCACGCGCCTTAACTTCCAGATCACCTTTGATTTCAGGATCAAAATCAAACTGCATATTAAAACGGAAGAAACCTTCTCCTAATGGACGCAGCAAATAATCATCTACATTCTTAATAACTGTTTTAGTGCCACCTTGTGCAGCACCCATAAGCATTGAGATACCGGAAGCAGTACGGCCTATTCCCTGCACACCTGTCTGTCCATGAGCAAATGATGGGAAGCCCGTGCTTTCATCTGCCAGTACACGTGCCTTATCAAACAGCATCATATTTTCTTGTGATACGTTTGGAAACTTTGTACCAAAAATAGCTTGACCCGGTGCGCCACCCTGACGACGGAATACTTTGCCCGGATACAGTGACAGGTCTTGACCCGGCACCAAATTAGTTTCGTCTACTTCTACAATCAAGTTGCCGGATAGTACAGCATTGTCTACAGCCATACGCATGAAACCATTCATCAACGTCTGTGTGTCGTCCATGTTCTCAGCAATGCCAATGCCAAAAAACGAATAGGGGTTTAGTTCGTAGGGAGAAGCGTGGTAAGGAATTTTACTAGGCTTAAAGGGATTAAGCACCATACGAATAAGTTTATTATTACATACCCATATATTTGCTTGCAACTCATCAAAGTCACGTAGTTCTTTAGGTATCTCTACTCCTTGGTCAAGGAGCATCTCAACATCACACATACCCCAATATTCAAGAACTTCAAAACGATCAATGCCATGCTCTGGTGCATAATCAGAAAGATCATCTTCCCAATATTTTTTAGTGTAGTTTTCTCCAATTGCAATACACTCATCAATTACAGCATCTCTAAAATAAGGTCTTTTTTTAAGACCTCGCAATTGAGAACGAGACATCTTGTGTCTTTCAATTACGTACTGCGCTTCATCCATGCTGTTCGCATCAGGGTCAGGATAAAAATCCCAACATGATACGTGTTCAACTTGGGGAACGGTTTTAAACAGTGGATCATATTCACCATCATCATTCCAGTTTGGATATTCTTTATCCGTAGCAAATGGGCCTTTCATTACACCCGTGCCAAACAAAGCCATTTCAAATGCTGCATTACGTAAATGCTTAGATGCTCCCGACTCTTCTAGTTGGTCGTGTATTTTCTTTTGCATCTTTTTAGCTGCAATCATTGCAGGACTAAACGTAATTGCAGTAGGAGTTTTACCTGCACCTTCTTTAAGTTTATCCTGTACAGGCTCTAGTTTATTTTGTAGTACTCCTAATTTATCCTGTAGAGATTTTTCTGTAGAGCCGGGTTCTAAATCGTTACCATCACCAGCAAAACCATAAGGACTTGATAGTGCAGTATCTCCTTGCATTTCTTCTGGTTCTTGTGGATCAAAGCTAACATCTTCAACCACACCTTCAGGAAGTTCTGTTGGGTCTACAGATAGAGGAAAACGCTGATTGGCAAAAAGGACATCTACAATCTGCCCATAAGCTGCCAGCGTTTTTGTTTTAGTTACCTTAATAAATACGCGAGATTTTTCTGCTTCAGTAAACTGAACGTCCGGCCCATACAAACCACGGTAATTACGATATGCTCGTAGCCACCGTTCTTCATCAGTATAGCGATAATCTTCAGATCGTTGGTAGCGTTCCATAATAAATGGAATCATACCTGATACATCATTATCTACAGTTACAGAATCTTCTGTGTCTTCCAATGCAATTGCATCGTCTTCGATCATCATTTCATCTTCGTTCATAGTCGTTCCTTAATACCCAAAGGTGCTATCTGCAACAGGCATACTATTTCTTGCGCCGTGACCTGTGTTAAAATCAAATATACTAAATCTTGGTCTAGACATTATACCATATCTTAAAGCGTCATACAAGTGGTCTTCACTATGCGTGTCAATGTCTTCTGGATTTTTCTTATCCAAAGGGATGGCTGGTAGTTGAGATGTGATATTTGTACAGCTATTAAAGAATACAAGTCTTGGTTCCTCAGTAAATTCATCTACCTGTAGCCGCCTATGTATTTCGTTCTTACCGGCTACTCGACTTCCTCTACTTCTGTCTGATGGTCGCCAACGACATCCTCTACTTATCATTTGCTCCGCAAGAGAAGGACCAGTATCGCCACGTTTATGCCACAAACTGCTATCCAAAACACCATATTTAATACTGCCGTCATCTTGCTCTAACTCCAGTATCATATCGGCCAAGTCTGTTGCCAAAACTTTACTGACGTACAATTCTCTGTATACGATGAGTTGTTCATCAGGAGCCACAGCAAACCAAACAACACCAGATTTACTACCATAGCCATAGTCACAAGCACGAAACTTAATCCAGTTATTAGGGATATCAAAAGGCTCAACAACGTGAATACTACGATTAAATTCTGTAAACGCCGCACCTTCTTTAATATCCCAGTCACCATCTAGTAACTGTCGCCGTTGCTGTTCTGGCATGGATAAAAGCATTGCTTCGTAGTCACCCGACTCTGCCAGATAAGGATTGTCTGATAGTCTTGCTGGGATAAACCGCCTTTTAAATAAAGGTTTACCAGCCTTTGCGTGTCCTGCTGGGTACTTGAGTACTTCGCCTGTTTCTGTATCTGTCGCATTAAATGCTCTATTATAAGGTGCTGGATCAATAAATGTTTTTTTGACCCACTGATGACCCCGCCCACCGGGGTTGGTTGTAGCCCTCATAAAGATAGGCAAGTCTGGTGCAGTGGACCGTAGACGAGAACGCATGTAATTCCATGCATATGGTGTGGCCCACTGAGTTAATTCGTCAAACCCTATCCAGCTAAATGCC